TACGATATCTTGAATCTTCGCCGAAAAGTCAGAATAGTTCATTATCTATCCTCAGCCCATCGGACCACGAGCCACTGTGCCTTTCGTAGCTGCCCCCGTACCACGGATTTTAATGCCTGTAGTTTTAACGTCAGTCTGTGGGTAGCCAGCACCTTTTACGTCACCAAAGTCGTATTTTTGGCCTGCCATGTCATGTGGCTCTGCATAAACCTTTGCTTCGCCGACCTCTTTACCCATCAGCTTGTGCGAATATTTTCCGGTCTTAGCCATTATCGGCCTCCTTGCGCTTTAGCTCGTGCCATTGTACGGCCCATTGATTTAATCATCTCGCCGGTCTTGCCGCCCTTAGCCATTTTCTTTGCACCTTTGTGCATCTTGTCTTCATGTTGCTTGACAGCCTTTTTCGCCATCTTTTTCATCTGCTCTTTCATTTCTAAGCTCCTAAGTGACGGCGACTGTAACAGTGCCTACATTAACTACCAAGTTTAAATCATTTGGGGTCAAACCACCATCCCTAGCACCACCTACGGGGTTCCAGCCCCATTGAAACTGCCGACTGCCCAGATTTTCATCACCAGACCGCGTGTAGCTTGTATCCGGGCGGGGGTTTCTAACAGCCTGTGGGTCATCCACAGGAAACATGCCTAGCTTTAACTGCGGGTGGTCTGGTTCCCAACACTCCGGACAAACAAGGATATTCACCTGTTTTGTCTTAATCGTCAACTTCTTTAACTGCTTTAACTTAAACCGTTGCCCACACCGATCACATTCGGCGATGCTGAATTTTCCAGATGAGAAGCGATTAGGCATATCTCACCTCACACATAGGACTGTCGCGGTACTAACCGCATGGGGGCTTTAACCCTGTCTTCGTCTTGTGCCATCTGCAGTTGTTGCTCGTAGTCCGCTTTTAGCTCCATACGGCGTTGGGGTTCGACCGGCAGTTTCATCGACAAATAGTAAGCCAAGCCTGCAACCATGCAGTTCAAGAAACGAAACGGGATGTCCATCGTCTTGGTGCCGCCAGTGCCAGCATCCTGAATACGGCGTAAACGCCAGTAAACAAACGTGTAATCTTGTGACTCATCCGGTGTAGGCCAAACGTTAATCTCAGGGTTATCCCTTTGTCTGTCAATCCACACTTGGATCGGGCGTCCTGTAGCGTTCTTATTTGGGATCGTTGAGTACGTCGAGTTCGAGATCCGGCTGATGTTGATGTCAGTTTGATTCTGTCCAGTGCCTGTACGAATAACGTGGTCTAAAAGGTCGATTGTATCTGCAGGGATAGTGTAGTTAATTTGCCCCGGAACCAAAGCGACTGAGCCTTGCTCAATAGTCCACAAATGAATACCACGATTTGCCCACTCGACTGTCAAAAGATTAAGACTTCGGCGTGTGGTGCGTAAGTCATAACCTGTTCTGATTTCCATCCCACCAAGACGTTCCCACGCTTCTTCAGCAATCTCGGCAAGGTCTAAATTAAACGAGGCGGTTCCGCTAGTCGTCATGTCTACTCCGGCAGTTATCAAAATGCCAACGCTTCATTGTGTTTACATGGCCTTGCTTGCCACAGTGCGGACAAATAACAGGCGGTCGAGAAGCATGTGCCGCTTTCATTTTAGCTTTTGTTTCATCCGAATGCGACTTTCCGTAAAAAGGGTTACCCTCATTTTTCATTTTTTCTGACAATAACTCTTTTATTTCTTGGGGTTTTTCCTTACCATACATGGGGTTTGCCGCGCCAGATTTTTTCTTCCGTGAGCCAGTCTTGTACCCCAACTTAGCGGCTGCGGCAATTTTTTCTTGTTTTGTAACAGCACCAACTTGATCGTAGTACTCTTGCAAAGGACTGACGTACACTTTTTTCGGTTTTTTATCTAAACCCAACAACGCTTTGCGAATACGAGCTTCTCGCAACTTAGCATAGTATGGCTGCAAAGATTTTTGTATTTTGGCTACTGTGTCAGCAGAAACTGGGTGCCCTTTTTGGGCCTTTGACATATTTTGTCTTGTTTGTTCGGAAATTTTTTTCCCTCTTTGCTTCTGGGCAATTTTTTCGCGCACTTCCTGCGAGGGGCTGCCAAGCCCACCTCCGCCAGCGCAAGCATTGTACTGCGGCTTGAGATCAGCAATGCACCTGATTTCTGCTTCGTTCAGCGCTTCCTTAGACTCGTGCTCCTCTAACACTTCGAGGGTAAATGCGTCGGCTCCGTACTTCCTAATAGCAGCGGCCATAACCCACCCAGCGCCTTTTCTAGCGTCCTGTTTATGTTTCGACCACCTTGCAGAAAGCTTCATGATTGTTTGGCCAATGTAAAACTTACCGTTAATCGTGTTTGTGATTTTGTATATAACCCCGTACATAGTTTACTCCTTATATGTACTGGGTATGATACCACACAGACGCCAGATGTAGTCATTTCCTATACGCCTTTGTCTTCTGCGCAACCTTTTTCGGCTGGGCTACAAACTGCTTACCTTTCTTGTTACCCGCAGCCTTGGCCTTATTTGTTGCTGCTTTTTCGCTGGGGCTTAATGCTTTCCATGCTGCTGCGGGTAAATACCGCTTCTTACCTTTTGACGGCTTACCGTCGCTAGTCTTCCAATCTTGCTGAGTCCATTTCTTTAGCGACTTCTGCGGCGCTTTCACTTATAGCCTCCGCCAGCTTTTTTATATTCCCTTGCCAGCATTTGCGCTTTTCTACCACTCCATTCACCCGGATCTCCGCCTTTACTACCAGCTTTGATCTTCTCAAACAGGCGTTTACGCATACCCGGCTTGGTGTAGTTACCAGATTCGTTTACGCGGGACTTCGTCTTGCCGCCCTCAGAATACTTATCAAAAGAGCATCCGTCTTTGCGTTTGCCCTTCTTAGGCATCTTGGATTTGGAAATAGCGCCCATTCCGCGTGAAGCCATCATACGAATCGACCCTTTGTTTTACCTTTTACGGCGCAGCCATCAGCACGTTTAGACACTGACCCGCCTTTGGCCATTTTCTTGCCGCGGACTTCTTTCTCCATCTTCTTTTGCTTGCGCTCTTGTTCTACATCACGCTTTTTCTGCTCCATCATCTTACGGGCAGCGGGAGAAATACGATCCAACTCAGCGTCAGACATAGGCTTAGGCGGCTTGTTTACAGAACCACCTTTAGCCATTTCGCTGCGGTAGTTGAGCCGTGCGGGGGTTGAAATGATGTCCATCAGATCGTTAAAAGGTTTTTTGCGGGTTGGCTTCTTCGCCGTGCTTTCTTTTTTAGCAGACTTTGACTCTGATTTAGAGTCTTCCAACGGACGCTCTTTCAGCTTGCGCTTAGGCTTGACGGGAAAACGCTCAACCCCACGTTCTTTTTCCAAACGCTGCTGCTCGATAGCCTTGCGGGCGCGTTCACGAATGTCGTCGCTAAACCGGGACTTAGATACCTGACGAAGTTTTCCTGTAGCCATTTACATCACCTTGCAAGAAGTACGACCTTTTTTAGCAACACCATCAGCGCGCTTGGACACCGATCCGCCTTTGGCCATTTTCTTTGCTGCCGGGCCGCACGTCATGCCGCCTTTGGCCATTTTGCCTTTTCCGTCTGCAGCAAAAGCTGGAACTTTTTTGCCATTCTTTGTCACCATCGGCATACCGCCTTTGGCATACGTTTTACCGCCCATAGCCATCTTCTTGGCACCTTTGTGCATTTTGTCCTCGTGGGACTTGACGGCTTTTTTAGCAACTTTCTTCATTTCGGTTTTCATTTGACCACCCTTCGATTTAGTAAATTCTTTACCCACACTTTGTGGGACACCTACCTGCTTTGCAAACTTAGGGTTGTTTGCCACCGCCTGCATAAATCTTTCTTGTTTGGCGCTTTTAGCTGGCACTATTTCCACATCCTATCAACCATCCACATAATAGCGCCACCGACAAATGAGGCGATACCAGCAACAGCCATTAAAGTACGCCAACCGCCTTTAGCTTCAGACAGTGTTTTGTTTATCTCTGCCAAAGACTTTTTAACGTCTTCCATATCGCGCACCATTCGATCCATGTCGTCTTGCAGGTGTTTGATATCGCTTTCGTGGGTAGCCAACTGACGGGCTGTTTCAATAGGATCTTGGCTCATGTCGTATCACCATTTAACTTTGTCTGCCCAGTAAGCGGCTGACATCTTGCCTTTAGCAATATTCTTGGAATGGCGTGCCTTAAAGCTAGCCCGCTTTTTCTTCATACGGTCTGACTCGCCCGATTTGGGTTTGCCCGCAGTCTTAGCCCCTTGCTCACCGAAGCGAATGACTTTTTCTTTACCATTCGCACATGCCTTAACAACATGTGATTTCTTGGGGTGACTGGGGGTACGACGCGGTTTATTGCACGCCATCTTGGATTTGCTAACAGGCTTAGTTGCCATGCCCCGCTCCTAAACACAAAAGCCCACCTAAGTGGGCAATACAAATTAGGCCGGGCCTGCGGATACAGTCAAAACGCCCGAGTTGTTCCAGAGCTGACCAACAACTTCAGGATCGGCAGTGGGTAGATCGGTGATAACGACCGTGGTACCATCTAAAGAGACAGCGCCTGTGGCAGTAATTGTGGTAGCGGTAACAGCGCCGGTGACGGCGCCTTCAAAGCCATTGTCAGATGCGACGGGGCCAGAAAAAGTAGTACGTGCCATGACGTTTCCTTTGTAATGCAGTACATCGTCCTATAGTCTCTGCATCGTCCGCTGGGTCGGTCTATAGGACTGGGGTTTCCCAGACTTGATTACTTTATAACGCGAAAAACATGACTGTGCAACAGAAATCTGGTTAAATCTAGTCAAAAAGCAGGTGTAGCCATGAAATTCAAAATTGTTTCTGTCGATATTCGCGTTCCTGAGAACAAGACGCTATTAATGTACTTACAGTACAAATGTTTGCCATACGACACTCCGATGGAAATTGATCGGGGACACTGGTGGATTGCGTATACAGACGACGGTAAGCCTGTTGCTTTTGCGGGGCTTGTGCGGTCACACCAGTGGGTTAATGCAGGGTATATGTGTCGCGCAGGCGTGCTAAAAAACTACCAAGGATACGGGCTACAGAAGCGGTTAATACAAGCTAGGATACGTAAGTCACGTAGTTTAAATTGGGAATGGTTAGTTACCGACACCACTGATAATCCAGCAAGCTCAAACAGTTTAATCTCGATGGGCTTTAAGCTCTACGAGCCCAGTAACCCTTGGGCAAACAAGAATAGTTTATACTGGCGGCTCAATGTTTTTGAGGGTAAGAAGCGTGCCCCGCACAGACAGAGCAAAGCAAAATGAGTACCAGCGTCAATGGTACGCCCGCAACAAAGAAAAAGCCAAAGCCTCAGTAAGAAATAATAAAGAAAAATACCGCAGGCAATGGCGAGACTATAAAGCCACCCTAAAATGCGTTAACTGCGGGTTCGATCATCCTGCTGCATTAGACTTTCACCACGTTATTAAATCGCCTGATAACCGACCCGTTAATGAACTGCTACGCAGAGATGCCTTCAAAGCAGCTTATGCAGAAATCAAAAAATGCGTGGTGCTGTGCGCAAATTGCCATCGGGTTCACCACGCTGAGGAACGCACAGTAAAAAAGCAAAAACGCAAGCGCAAAAAAGCTAAATCGAAACTACCCGAACGCAAGTAATATCGAACACGGCAACCTGTGGGTCTTGGTTCATCCGCACTGACGCTTGGTCAAGCTGCTCCTGACACCCGCCTTCGGTATAAGTCGGATTTCCCTGTATAAAGCCACAAGC